ACGTCTACTAACTCTCTTATGATTCTAGCTACTTCACTGTTATCTGCTTCTGACATAGTCAGAAGAATTTTGTGTTCTTTAACTAAAAACGGTCTAAATCTTAATTTAGCTCCCGTTGAAGGTAATGTCAATTCATATGTTGGTGTTTCTAATTTTGGTAAAGCCATAATATTTTCCTTTTATAAATCAATTCGTCTTGGGTCTCTTATTGCAAAATCTGCGCGGGCCTGCCGTGCTTGTAATAACTCTCTACTTTTTGGTGTATCCATCGGCATAGTTTGGAATTCGCGACCTATGTCTTTCCAGTATCGATACGCAAACAATACATTGAGCCGGTGGGTTTGATTTTGAGCGGAGTTATTTAATTCTAAAGGATTAACACTTCTTGGAAATGCTTCATATAATTCTAACTCGTAGGTAACATTCTCTTGTTCATCCAGCTGTCTTAATGTAATCGTTGAAGTATAGTTTTCCTGATAGTTTACTAAACCTGAGTCAGGGTCAACAACTACAGCGGACCACTCATCAAAAAACTTCTTTACATTCATATCTCTATCGACGTGAAACGTCAAAGATACACCCTCCCCACCGTACTCAGCACCAAATGGTCTTTGATATGTAGGGCCAAAGATCTTAAAGGATTTAGTTGAAATATTAACTGGTGGCAGGCTTGCCATCTCACAATAAAGGCTAGAAAAATCAGCATATGATCTATTTACATCACTCATACCTAAGGGTGCTGGAATCATAACTTCAAACCGGTTTACTCTTGCCAGGCTATCTTCTCTAATAGCACTAAGAAATAAACTTAAATTAAAATTAGCTTTTGCCATTAGTATTTCTTTCTGGAGTCTCTCCAGACCTCTTGTTTGTTAGCTCCAATAAACCTCTCAACCGGAAGCTGGGAGGCAGTAACCCAATCGGGGTAATGTATTTTCAAAAATCTAGATTGAAGCTGATCGTAGAGGTAGTGTTTAACACAAGCCTTAATAGGAGCATATCTAGTTGAAGCATTCAATATCCTCCAGTTTAATTGGAGTCTTGTATTCTCTGTAACCTTAGCATCGTAGGCTAAATCATGCATTGCTGCCAATAATTTAAACCTCACTGGGTAAGGAATATAATGCAAATTTAGACCGTAGAACCCGCCCTGTACTCTTCTAAAAGGTAATACCAACGGAAACATATCCCAATAAGGTAACGTATCTTTTAACTTAGCATCGTAAAAGAACATGTACATATTACCAGGTAAGATGGTTGTTGTCAATTCAGGTGTATTTGCCATCAGCTGATTAGGTCTGACGTTTTTAAGGTTCTTTGTTTGAACCTGATACCAGTTAAGAGAGCGATCTACATCGCCCGCTTTCATTCTAATATCTTTAAAGGGGTTAACTGCTGTAGCCATAACTATATTTATCTGTTATATACCAAGATCTTTTTCAGTTAAAACTAAGAACTGCATCCCTCTATCAACACAATATTCGTCCGCAGCTTTCCATTTTGATTGATTAACCCCGTATTGAAACACCTCGTCAATAAATCTTTTAGTCTGACGTTTAGGTATAGAAGGGGGTCTAGTAAATTTTTCTGGTTTAATTTCAATTAAATACTTGGTAATTTTACCGTTTCTATCCTTTATTTTAATATAAAAATCTACAAAGTAACGATGTACTCTACTATCAACAGGTGATTTATATGGGATAATCATAGTTTCAGAACCCCATTCAAGTACCGATGCGTTATTATCACACCATTTCATAAACTTTAGCTCCCAAGATGATCTATAAATGACATCATGAATGTCGCCTCTATACTTGGAAGGATTAGCGACCCTGTAGCGGCCTTTGTGAGTTGCTTTGTACATAACGGGATAAATATAATATAATCCACTATTTATGGAAAAACAATGGCAGCAGATATAAAAAAAGAATATCTGGATAGGTATAACCAGGACACGTCAGAAGACTTTAGTAATAATGCTTTTGGCACTAATAAGAAAGATAAAAACAAGTTTAAAGTAAACATTACACAGTACCCGTCCGACTTACAGACAGCACCTAACTTACAACATTATGTTCTTTTTAACATTAATATTAGAGGTAAATCTAAGTTTAAGGAAGAAAAAGTGTTGTTTGAAGTTAAACGTAATCCAAACTCTGCAAATTTAACTGCAGATCAACTTGCAAGTGGGCCTATTAGAGCACTAACTATAGGAGCTGCTGGTGTAGGAGCAGGTGTTGCAGTATCTGCACTTGCTAAGGGTGTAGCTAAAGCCTTTGGTCTAACAGGGGGTAAGAACCCTTTAGTAAGTGAAAGTACAGTAAATGTTGGGGCTAATTTAATTGGTACCGGAGCAGGTGTTGCAATTGGTGCTGCAGTCAAAGAAGCTGACATTTTAAAACCAGATACTACATACAGAATTTCAGACGCTATTGCTCTTTATGTTGATGGTCCCCCTGCGATTAAATACAGTATGAATTATGCTAACAAAGAACTAGGTACACTTCTAGGGGTACTAAGCGGTAGCGTCTTTGATAGCCAGGGGTTTGCACCAGGATCAATGGAAGCAGGTGCTGCAATGGGAGCCTCCTTAGCTAAACTACCGGGTGCTTTTGGAGCAGCCGATATTGGATCCGCATTAAGCGCTTCAACTGGTACTTCTTTAAACCCATTTAAGGAAACAGTATTTGAATCAGTTGACTTTAGATCTTTTGCTTTTAAATATAAATTCTTCCCTAAGAATAAAAAAGAATCTGATGATGTTTATAATATCATAAACACTTTTAAATTTCATATGCACCCGGAAATGTCTGCAGGTAAGTTATTTTTTATTTACCCATCTGAGTTTAACATATCATATTATTTTGGTAGTGCTGAGAATGGGTATTTTCATAAGTTTGCAACCTGTGTATTAGAAAATATGGATGTGAATTATGGGGGTGAACAATTTTCGTCTTTTAGGGATGGAGCTCCAACTGAGATAAACATGTCTCTTACATTCCGTGAACTTGAAATTCTTACTAAGAGTATGATACAGGAAGGTTACTAATGTACTTTAAAAGCTTCCCCTATACACTCTATTCGTTAGATAATGTTACCACGGTTCAAGTTGTAACCAATATTACCAACCGAGTTACTCTATCGGATGGAGTAAAAACTAATTTAAGTCTCTATGATGAGTATGATATAAAAGATGGTGAAACGCCAGAGTTGGTCGCCGATAAATTTTATGGTAACCCTGAGCTTCATTGGTTAGTTCTGCATTACAACGATATTCTTGATCCAAGATTTGACTGGCCCTTAGATACCAATAATCTTAACAGATACATTGCAGGTAAATATAATGATGTGAACGCTGTACATCATTATGAAGATGCTAATGGCAATTACACAAATGGTAATGTCTATCTTTTATCATCTAATGCTTTTACTAATTTTAGTGTCAATGATGTTCTTACTAACAACACTAATATTGGAATTGGTTATATTACGAGTAAAATTAGTACATCTAATGTTATAGTGACTGTCACATCAGGCGGATTTAAAACTGGCGATCAAATTTTAAAATCTTCTAATACGGCTGTTAGCGCTAATATTACAAGCACTGCAGTTATAACTGGTACCCCGGTTACTAATTTTACACTTGAAGATGAAAATAATGAGGTAAAACGTAGAATTAAAATATTAAAAACTTCTTATGTAGACGCTGTTGTAAGTGACTTTAAAAAGAAATTAGGTGAATAATGATTGGTGAACAAGGTCTTCAACGAGCCGGTGAGGTACGTATTGAGCAACTTAAGCTTATTAATTCTAGTGATGAGGTAATTGACTTATCAGAATTTGTAGTTGAGCTTAATATATTTGAAGATTTATTTAAGAATTACCTACATGGTAATATTGTTCTTACAGATAGTAGAAATTTGATCGATAGGTATAATCTGCATGGAGAAGAGTTTTTAAATGTTAAGTTAAGAACCCCGTCCTTTCCAGACTCTCAAGTTATAGAAAAAACGTTTAGAGTATTTAAATTAACAGATCGCGCTATTGTAAGAGACAATAATACTCAAAATTTTGTATTACATTTTATATCAATAGAATTTTTTTACGACATTTCTTTACCGTTATTTGCTCCATTTGAAGGTATAGTATCAGATGTTGCGGGTCAAATATTTACAAGCTTTATAGCTACACCACGTAAATTTAACGTTTCAGAAAGTAGTAATACTATCAGTGAGACTCAAACTGGTACTGATATGATTGTTATAAATGAAACTGCAAATAAAGTAAAATTTATATCCCCTGGCTGGTCACCATTTAAGTGTATTAATTGGTTAGCTTCAAAAGCCATTCCTGCTGATGGGGTCGCTAAGAACTATATATTTTTTGAATCAAATAAGAATTTTTATTTTGGTACATTAGAAAATTTGTTTAGAAGTGCTCACCAGAGTAAAAATTATCTAGGTAGATATCTAATTTCAGTCTCTAATATTCGTGATGATAAGAACTCAGAGAATGTTAATAGAGAAATGTTTCTTGCTAAAGATGTTGAGATGGTAGAGTCGGCAGATTATATAAAAAATTATACTAATGGGTACTTAGCAAACAGGCTAGTTTATCTGGACGTATTTAATAAGGAATATGAGCTTGTAGACTATGACCATGTTTTGAATTATGAAAAACAGCATCATACTTCTGGTATAGGTAATGAATCAAAACCGGTGTTTAGTAAAGATACATTTCGAAATTATGCTACTAATATAAGTTTTTATCCAAAGAATCCAAAACTATTTACTGACTACCCAGACAACGTAAGTGAGAAGATGGGTGAAATATATGGTAATCGGCTATCCAGTATGTTGGAGTTAACGAATATTAAAATGAATATGACCATACCAGGTAGAACAGATGCTGAAGTTGGAAGATTAATTTATTTTGAATACCCGTCGTTAGGTGCCAAAGATGAAAAAGACACCGGCTCTTCAGCCCAAGATAAACTGTATTCAGGCTACTATATTATTACAGCTATTCATCACAAAGTAAACAAACTTGAACACCAAATGGTAATGGAAGTAATTAAAGATTCATTATATGTTGATAAAGAAAGTACGACTAAGGCTTAATCATGCAAAGAATTTTTAACAAAGACGGATTTAATTGGTGGATTGGGGTTGTAGAAGACCGCATGGATCCTGAAAAAATGGGTAGATGCAGAGTCCGCATTTATGGATATCATACTGACAGTAAGTTAATATTACCAACTAAAGATCTGCCTTGGGCTACTCCTATACAGCCAATTACCTCGGCAGCAATATCAGGCATTGGTACATCACCTCTAGGCCCTGTTGATGGTACCTGGGTCATTGGATTTTTTCTTGATGGTGAGGATATGCAACAACCTGCAATCTTCGGTACAATTTCTACCAAGGCAGCAAAGAAAGCTTTCTCCGTACAAGAAGAAACCCCTTCTGTATCTAATCCTAACGATGGTATCCTTAGAGATAGCTCTGGTAACCCGGTGGTAGATAGCCAAGGTGAACCTGTGCGCTCAGGTACCCCTTCTGTAGCAGGCTGGGAGCTAGGTCAGACATCTGAGAAGTATGAATCTGGTGGTAAAGGCCCTGGAACAATTAATGCCTATAATGGGGCTGCAGGTGGAGATCTTGGTGGAGCATCATATGGAACATATCAACTCGCGTCTTACTTGCCTGCTGTAATGACAACTGGTAGAGCAAGACCTTCATCTAAAAATTCTCCCGTAATTCAGTTTTTAAATACTTCTAAGTTTAAAGATAAGTTTGCAGGTTTAGAACCTGCCACTGTCGCTTTTGATGCTAAATGGACAGAGATTGCAAATACATTTAAAGCAGATTTTAATAAAGAACAACACGATTATATTCAGAAGAAATACTATAATGTTGCAATAGCTAATTTACAGCGTCAGGGTCTAGATATGACCAAGTATGGACCAGCCGTACAGGATCTTGTTTGGTCAGGAGCTGTACAATTCGGTCCTGCTAATACAAGCGCATTTACAGAATCGTTAAGAGGTAAGAGTACCTTGACAGATAAAGATATTGTTACCCTAGTCAGTGAATGGAAAATTAACAATGTGGCCACGCTATTTAAATCTAGTTCAGCTGATATTCAAGCTGGTGTTAAATTACGTTACCAATCCGAAAAACAAGCCTTACAGAGTTTAATTACATAATGGATCCGTTAATCACAAAACAAATTCAAGGTGTTCTTGAGGATCAAATCTTTAACAAGATTATTGCACTCAACCTTAACATCCCTAGCCCTATTTTAAGAGCTATAGTCTCTAGAGTTGCAGAGATAGGGGCAGTAGATATTGTTAAACAAGTTACATTAGGCTCAAACAAACAACTAACAGATATCCCTAAGAATCTTATTGGGCCTTTTAATCCTGTCAATATAGTTAATGCAAATAATGGTCCTACCCAGATATCGAATAATATCGATGGTATTATTCAACAACAATTACTTTTACAGACTACAGATAAAATAGTTTCTAAATTACAGTCTCAATTAAGATTATCTTTACCAACAGATAAATTAGGTATTATAAATTTTGATTCTTTAGCTGCAACTCTCATTCAAAGTATTACCCCAACAGTTGGTAAGACGATTTCAACTGCAGTCAGCGGTTTTGCTGACTCTATTTTTAATGTAGGTAAAGCACCAAAAGCAACCACTACTAGTATTGAATCTTTATACAGTACTTTATCTCCTGAAGAAGCACAGAATAAAACAGATGAAATATTTGATTCCTCTATTGCTAACGCTGCATTAATTGAATCAAGAAATTTTAATATTAATTCAGCGCAGAATGCTGAAAAATTAGAGGTGCTTAATAGAGGATTTACAGACCCTAATGCAAACTACCCCACAAAAGAATATGCAGGAATTTCTGAAACTAATAAACTAGCTCAGGGTGATTCTAGAGGTACAGTTGTTCAAGAAAAGAACAATAATCGTATGAAGGGAGCAAAGCTGCCGGGGGGGGATGCCTGGGATGAACCAGAGTCAGCTTTTAATGGTGCATATCCATATAACAAAGTAACTCAGACAGAGTCCGGGCATATTATTGAAATTGATGATACACCAGGATCCGAACGAATTCACCTATACCATAAGTCTGGTACATACATTGAAATTGATTCAAATGGGTCAATGGTAAGAAGAACAAAAGGGTCTTCTTATGAAATTATTGATCGAAATGGAAAAATATCTATTGCAGGTCGCGCAGACATTTCTGTTAACGGTGCTTGTAATATATTTGTTGGTAATGATGCAAACATCGAAGTCGAAGGCGATGTAAACCTTACTTGTCATAATGATATTACAGCAATGGCAGGTGGTACTTTAAATCTTTCTGCAACTAAAGAAGTTAATATTACAAGTAATACTGTTAACATACAAGCATATAAAGATATGAATTTAAAGTCTAACGTTGATTTAAGACTATTTTCAGAAGAAATGCATCTTAAAGCTAATGTTGACATGTATGCATCAGCAACAACATTATATCAAAACACCAGCACCAGCTACCATCAAACAGGTGGTAGTTTGTATGAAAAGATTGGTGGTAGTAGATTTGCAGAAGTAGTGAGTGCTATTCACAATAAAGCTGGAGGTGATATTAATAACGATGGAAGTAGCTTCCATATGAACTCTGGTACCTCATCTGGCTCACAGCCAAGCAAAGCAGCTAACGTTGCAGCTATTTCCAACATTGGTATTATGTCTGGCCGTAAAGACATTTCGGATAATGATAAAATTGATCCTGCAGTTCTTTCTCCTGCAGATACATCTTCAATTGAGATAGAAGTAGATACCCATACACCAACGGAAAAATTAGAGCATAAAAATAGACTTATAAAAGAAGGTTTTGCAACTGCTGAGATATTAAATGAAAATCCAATAGGTACAGAAAACAAAACCGTACCCTCTGAGCAGCAACTCTTTATTAAACCTGATGAAAAACTAAAATCTGTTACTCAGTTACCAGGCAATTATAATTTATCTCCTAACTTTACAGTTGAGATGTTATCGAGTAAAGCTGCTGTAACTCGAGACCCAATACAAGCTCAATTAGGATTAACCTACGGTGAAATTGTGTTTAATCTTCAAGCAGTTGCACTAAACGTTTTAGAGCCTGTTAAAAAGCTATACCCTAATATGATAGTTACATCAGCATTTAGATCTGCAGGAAATAAATCTAATGCTGTAACATCACCTCATCCTAAGGGGCAAGGGGTCGATATTCAATTTCCCGGCATCGATAAAAAAGAATACTATAATATAGCTTTAAAGCTTGCAAAAGTACTTAAGTATGATCAGCTACTATTGGAGTATAAGTCTACGGGGTCAGGCCTTCCATGGATACACGTAGGGTTTGCTGCAAATAATAGAGGCCAACTTTTAACGTTCTTTAATCAAGCTGTCCATTCTCAAGGCTTAACTCAGTTAGCATAATGACCGGTATTGCACGAATTGGTGATAAAGACACCAGGAATGATATAAAGAACAATGGTAGCTCAACCGTTTTTTCAAATGGAATAGGTGTGGTGCGTATTGGAGATAGAGATACACGTTTAGATACTATGGTTGAAGGTAGCTCTACAGTCTTTGCCAACGGAATTGGTGTTTGTAAAATAGGGGATAAAGACTCAAGAAACGATAGTATTATCCAAGGAAGTTCAGACGTGTTCGCAAACTGATATAAATATAAACATGGCCACCAGAAATACCAGACAATATTCAGATTTTAATCTTCTTTTTACCTCTCACCCCGTAACAGGTGATGTTGTAAGAAAGAATGATGAAGAAGCTGTTAAGCAATCTCTTAGGAGTTTAATATCTACGAGACACTACGAGCGTCCCTTCCATCCTGAGATTGGCTGTCAAATACATGGTCTTTTATTTGAGAACTTCAATCCTGTAACTGTTCAGGTTATGAAGAAAAGCATTTTTGATACAATTAAAAAATTTGAACCAAGAGTAACGGTGTTAGAAGTTAAATTACGTGAAAGAGCAGACGATAATGAAGTTGTGTGTGACATTATTTTTAGACTGAATAACTCTGATAGACCTATTACTTTAACAACACTAATAACAAGAGTAAGATAATGTCAAATTTAAGAATAGCAGAACTTGATTTTGATCAGATCAAATCAAACTTAAAAACGTTTTTAAACGCTCAAACTGAATTTACCGATTATGATTTTGAGGGGTCTGGTCTCTCGATTCTTTTAGACGTTCTTGCATATAATACTCATTACAATGCTTACCTGGCCAATATGGTGGTAAATGAGATGTTTTTGGATTCAGCAGTTAAAAGATCTTCTGCTGTCTCTATTGCCAAGCATTTAGGGTACACGCCAACTTCAGTTAGAGGTTCTTCTGCTAATATTGATGTAGTTGTAACCAACCCTACCGGATTACCCAATACCCTAACCATGGATAGGTATACACAGTTTACATCTACTGTAGATGGAACCGCATATAATTTCTTAACAAATCAAGCTGTATCTGCTTCAAGAAGCGGAACCTCATATACCTTTGCTGATGTGGATGTTATAGAGGGAACATTACTTAGCTTTCGCCATGTAGTTTCAGATACAACACCGGATGCAAAGTATGAGATACCTAGTCTTAATGTAGATACAACTACGTTAGAAATTACCGTTCAAACTTCGTCATCTGATACAACATCAAGTGTATACACTTTAGCTACAGATATTACCGGGATTGATGATACATCAAAAGTATTTTTCTTAGAAGAAAATACAAACGGTAAATATCAAGTTTATTTTGGAGATGGTGTTATAGGTAAAAGTTTAACCGCAGGTAACATTATTACAATCCAGTATTTAATATCCTCGGGATCTGCAGTTAACGTTTCTAGTACCGTCTCACAATCTTTTACAGCAAGTAGTACTATTGGTGGCTCAAGTAGTGTTGCTATTACAGTTAATAGTAATTCTACTGGCGGCGCTAACGCTGAAACTATCACGGCTATTAAGTTTAATGCACCGAAGGTTAATGCTTCAAGAAACCGCGCTGTAACTTCTGTTGATTATGAGAGTCTAATTTTAGCTAATTATTCTGGAGCAGAGGCTGTTTCAGTATGGGGTGGCGAAGATAATATACCACCTTTCTATGGTAGAGTTATGATATCGTTAAAGCCATTTTCGGGTTTTACAATCTCAGATGCAGTTAAAGAAAATATTAAAAACGATATACTAAAAACTAAACAGGTATTAGCGATTACACCAGTATTTGTAGACCCAGAATTCTTCTATGTAAACATTACAGCTAGTGTAAGATACTATTCAGCGTTAACAACTTTAACTTCTGGTGCCATTAAAACCCTTGTAGAAAATACAATTGCTAGTTACTTTAGTACTGAACTACAAAAATTTAATAAAACGTATAATAACTCTAAATTAATATCGTTAATTTTAGCTGCTAATTCAGCTATAAACAGTGTAATTATTACTATTAAATTACAAAAAAGAATTGTCCCTGTTTTAAATACAGGTAATACATTTACCGGTGACGATTCAATAAAATTTGTTAACCCCATAACACCTGGTGAAGTTGTTTCTAGTTATTTCTTTATTACTGTAAATGGCGAACAAACCCTTGTAAAGATAGCAGATCTACCAAATGAGACGCCATCTAATAATCAAGGTTCAGGTGTTCTTCGTCTGATTAATCCTACTACAGGGGCTATTGTGTCCTCTGATATTGGAACAGTTAATTATGCAACTGGAGAGTTATCAATACAGTCGCTAACACCTGCAGCTCTACCTGCAGGTACAACCGACATTCGTATAAATGCTGGAGTACAAGAATCATACTATAATTTAAATGTATATAAAAATCAAATACTCGTACAAGACGATACAGCTGTAAACGCAGCAAACGGTCTTGTAGCAGGTGTAATTGTAACTTCAACAGCCATCGTATAATATGTCAACTACCAGAATAAAAGAAAAAATATCAAAGCTGGTAAGCGGGCACGTGCCTGAATTTGTTAAGAGTGACTATACTACTTTTGTTTCTTTTATTGAAGCCTACTATAGATTTTTAGAACAAGATCAAGGAGCATTAGAGGTAGTACAAAATGCAAGAGAATACGGTGACATTGATAGAACGGTAGATTCTTTTGTTAATTATTTTATAGCTAACTACGCTCAAGATATTGGCTACAATACAGTTGTAAATAAAAGACTTTTAGTTAAGAGAATAAAAGATCTTTACGAGGCAAAAGGTAGTGAGATATCTTTTAAAATTTTATTTAAGTTATTGTATGATACTGTAGTTGATACAAGTCATCCGTATGACAACGTTTTAATTGCATCTGGCGGTACGTGGGATCAAAAAGTATCGCTTCGAATTGAAGTAACCTCTGGCAATATAGAAAATATAGTAGATAGATTCTTAACTATTACTAAGAATAATATCGTCTATACAGATGCTGTTATCAGAGTTAAATTATTAGAGGGTAATCTTTATGAGGTATTTTTAAAAGCTTCTTCTGCTACCCCCTATGCAATTGGGGATTCAGTATCAGTAATTAGCAATAACAGCTCAATTTTCACCGGTGTAGTAAGACCTACAACGGTTAGTACAAGTATATCAGAGCCTGGTACAGGGTTTAAAGCAGGTCAGATATTTAATATGCCGCTTGCCGGTGGTATCAATACTTTAATTAGAATCTTAGCGGTCAATGCTACTGGTGGTATTGTATCTTTAAGTTTTTTAAATTATGGATATAATTACCCAGCCGAAAACATTACAATAAATCTCTTTAATGATCTAACCGTTGCTACAAGAACAGAAGTATTTAATACTATATCCGGGGGGTTTAAGGATTCCATACAACTCTTATCCCCGCATACTGCAATATCTCCGACTAGATATTTCTTCTCAGATTATATTGATAACTATGAATATACTGGTAATTTACTTGCTTCTGCAGCATCTGATCAAACAGTAACCTCTGCTACAACTGCAGGTGCTAGTGTAGGTTCTTCAGCTTTAATTACAATAAGTATGGGTGCTTTAGCTAGGTACCCAGGGCAATTTACAACATCACAAGGGTTTATTTCAGAACCAGAAGTAAGAATACAAGATGATAAACTATACCAGCCCTTTGCCTATCAACTAGCTTCTGATCTTGATATAAGTGTATTTTATGATACGGTTAAAAAATTAATTCACCCCGCAGGTACCAATTTATTTAACAACAGAATTTTAAGTACAACGGCTAATCTACAAGCTAACGTAAGTGTAGTTACATCTTCTAATATATTCATTGAACTTAGAGATGCATTTGAAGTCATAGATTCTCTAACCTATTCTAATCTGTATGAAAGAGCATTTACAGATAGTACTAACGTTATTTTGACCTCTAACGTATTTGCACTTTATAAAAATGTAGATAACGCTGAAAATATAGTAATAGTAACTGATACCACAACCGGGGTTTTGCAAGCTTATAACAATACCTATAGTGATAATACATACTTCCTGCAATCTAGTTCAGACTCTTATGTAGCAGATTTTACCAGCACCGCTGTATTTTCGGTATAAATAATAATAAGCCAAAAAGATTTAAATTTTAAAAGGAAACAGAATGTTTACAGAAACAGTAAATGTAACAGGTAGGCTTAAAATCTCTCGCCTTAATGAAAGCGGAGATGAATTAGAAGTAAGAGAAGTAAAGAATCTAATTGTAGCTGTAGGCAAGAATGTAATTACATCTAGATTAGTAGGTAACACCACAGCTATTCCTAGCCATATGGCAGTAGGATCATCTAATACTGCCGCCACCACAGCTCAAACAGCGTTAGGCACAGAAGCTGGTAGAGTTGTTTTAGATTCAGCTACAAGAACTAACAATTCTATTGCATATGTTGCAACATTCCCAGCTGGTACAGGTACGGGGACAATTACAGAAGCAGCTATTTTAAACGCTAGTTCTGCAGGTGATATGCTATGTAGAACAAACTTTAATGCAGTTAATAAGGCTGCAGGTGATGTTATCGTTATTACTTGGAATATAACCATATCTTAACATGCCATTTCTTCTAAAAGACACGATTCACCAATCATTGGCTGAGACTGTCTATAATGAGATTTTATCTCGTAGATCAAATTATTATTACTTTATTGGTAATATACTTGAGTGGGTCGATGAAAATAATCCACCTACGCCAGAAGTAACTCAAGACTATGAGTACAATACTCGTAATAGTATTATAGCAGTTAAAAAAATAAATATTAAAGATGCTTCTTTATTAGTAACAAGAAGAAATTGGGCAACAGGTACAGTATACGATCAATTTGATGGTAACTATTCAGCCTCTTATCCTGCTAGTTCAGGCGCTACAAAATTAAAAGATGCTACATTTTATGTTTTATCTAGCGATTTTAATGTTTATGTGTGCTTGTTTAATAAAAACGGAGCTGCTTCAACTGTTGAGCCATCCTTTACAGATGCAACTCCCATTACAACTGCAGATGGTTATATTTGGAAATACTTATATTCAATCCCGTTATCATTAAGAAATAGATTTCTTACAAGCACATTTATGCCTGTTCAACGGGCTGTTACAAATACTTTTTATTCTAACGGTCAAATTAGTAGTGTAGTTATTGATAATGCAGGTACAGGTTATCTAGGTAACGCATTAGTTACTTTAACAGTTGATGGTCAATTTTTAGGTCTATCTGGTAATACAGTTGCAACTCTAAGACCCGTGTTTAATACAGGCGGTAAATTTATTGATGTTATTATTGATAACCCAGGCGCTAACTATAAGACAGCTACAATTAGTATTGCAGATTCACTAGGATCTGGTACAAGTTTTTACAAAGGTGTAAGTAATGTTAAAATACATACACCTGGTACCTTATATCTTACTAATGTGGTTGCTAATACCAGTGTTACTATATCCACTACTGGTTCTAGTCAACCTACCGCCAACGCCGCAGCTAACTTAATTTTCAGTAGCAATGCTCTAGTAGACATTGTTCTAACAAATCCAGGTAGCGGTTATACGACAGCTGCCCAGGCTAATACCACAATTAGTATCAGTACA